AATATGGCATTAAAACAATTTGATAATTTAAAAATAGAACTAGGCAAAGTAACTGATCAAATTGATAAAATTACAGGACACACAGATCCATCTGCAGCTACTATTATGGAAAGATTAAAAGTTAAGCGTGAAGCAATTCGTTCACAAATGGAAGAGTTACAAAATTCAATCTTAAACGCCCAAACTTCAAAAAATGAAAATGTATTTCCAGAAGGACCATTTAAAAAGTCAGAAAACCAGTCTAAAATAGCATTAAAAACAGCAATTAATCTTGCTCAAAAAGAAGGATTTGATGGTGTGGCGATGGTAACAGGAAAAGCAAAGAATAAGTTTGCAAATGCGTCTGGCGAAGTAGCAAAAGGAAATATTGGTTTTTATGATCAAATTGCTGTAAAAGCTATGAAGAATACTGCAAAAAATTTAGACCTTGATTTTTCTGCTACAAACATTAAAGATGGACATGGAAATACATGGGCAAAAATTCCTGTAATAAATTTAAAAGAAACAACAATCAACAAATCTGTGGATATGTATAAAGCGGAAGGTGGATACATTCACCGTCCGTCTTTTGTTGATGTTGTTCCTACACTATGATAGGATGAAATAATGGTAAAACCAAAAACTAGACCAATCTCAAATAGTTCAATAGAAAAAGCAATTGATGCTTTAGCGTCAGCTGGTGTTGATGTAGGAATCAATGAATCAGCTGTAGAAATTGACGTACCGGAAAAAGGCGTTGAATTTGAATCTGATTTTGAAATAATGGAAGATGGAAGTGCTCAACAAGTTGGAGAAGAGCAAATAGATCAAACACAAATTCCATTTAATGCAAACTTATCGGAATACATTGATACAACTGCTTTACGTAAATTAGCAGATGATTGTATTGGTGCATATGAATCAGATAAAACTTCTCGAAAAGATTGGGAAGATACATATACCAAAGGATTGGATATGCTTGGGTTTAAGTATGAAGATCGCTCACAACCTTTTGAAGGGGCAAGCGGCGTTATTCATCCACTTCTAGCAGAATCCGTTACACAATTTCAAGCACAAGCATATAAAGAATTATTACCACCAGGTGGACCAGTTAATACAGAAATAGTTGGTGAAATTACACCGGAAGTAGAAGATCAAGCAAAACGTGTTAAAGATTACATGAATTATCAAATTACACATGTCATGAAAGAATACGATCCAGATATGGATCAATTATTATTTTATCTACCTCTATCCGGATCAGCATTTAAGAAAACATATTATGATGAAGGATTACAACGTCCTGTATCTAAGTTTGTATCTGGTGAAGATTGCGTTGTTAATTATGGTGCATCTTCCTTAGAAGATGCTGTTAGAATTACACATGTAACTAAAGTAGATGCTAACACTTTACGTAAACAACAGGTAAATGGTTTTTACCGTGATATACCAGTTACATCTGGTAGTGTGTCTACAGCTGTTAGTGAAGTAAGAGAAAAAGTAAATGAATTAGAAGGTGTATCACGTGAATTACCTAATGATGACGATGAACATGTATTATTAGAAATGCATGTTGATGTTGATGTACCTGATTTTGAAGACCCTGATGGAATTAAACTTCCTTATATAATTACAATTGATCAATTTTCTAATGAAGTTTTATCTATTAGAAGAAACTGGAATGAACAGGATCCAGCTAAAAGAAGAATAGATTATTTTACACACTATAAATTCCTCCCCGGATTAGGCTTCTACGGATTTGGCCTAATACACATGCTTGGTGGATTGTCAAGAACTGCAACAAGTGTTTTGCGGCAGTTAATTGATGCAGGAACTCTTGCCAATCTTCCAGCAGGATTTAAAGCACGTGGAATGCGTATACGTGATCATGATGAACCATTACAGCCAGGTGAATTTAGAGATGTGGATGTAACAGGAACTTCTATTAAGGAATCGTTATTACCACTTCCATACAAAGAACCATCCCAAACTTTATTTGCATTATTAGGTTTCTGCGTTGATGCAGGAAAATCTTTTGCAGCAATTGCAGATATGAAAATGGGTGAGGGAAATGAACAGAATCCAGTAGGTACTACACTAGCGCTATTAGAGCGTGGAACAAAAGTGATGAGTGCAATACATAAAAGATTGCATTATGCACAAGGCGTTGAATTTAATTTACTTGCACGTTGTATTCAAATGTTTCTTCCACCAGAATATCCTTACATGGTACGTGGTGGAAACAGAATGATTAAACAATCAGATTTTGATGAGCGTGTTGATATATTGCCAGTATCTAATCCAAATATATTTTCTATGTCACAACGTGTTATGTTGGCACAACAACAGTTACAATTAGCAATAGCTAATCCAGCATTACATAATTTACGTGAAGCATATAGGAGAGTTTATCAGGCATTGGATGTTGATAATATAGATGCAATATTAAAACCTGATCCTGATCAACCACAACCAATGAGTCCTGCAATGGAAAATTCAATGGCAATGAAAGGTAAAGAGCCTCAAGCTTTTCCTCAACAAAATCATAAAGCGCATATAGATACACATGGTGAATTTATGTTTACCCGTATGGTACAAATTAATCCACAATTATACGCAATGATGGAAGCACATGTAATGCAACATATTTCTTTAATGGCAGCATTACAAGTTGAGGAAGAATTTAAGCAACAATCAGAACAAATTAATCAATTAATGATGCAGGCGCAACAAAATCCTCAAATGGCTCAACAAGCAGAACAAGCAAGACAAGAATTAGTGAATGCTAAAGAATCTCGTATTGCTGAATTAGAAGCTGAAATGATAAAAGAAATGGCTAAGCAGGAACAAGAAAAAGCTGGGAACATGACGCAAGATCCATTGGTAAGATTAAAGCAACAAGAAATTGATCTTAAAGCTGCTGAAATTGCTGCTAAAGCGGAAACAGAAGACAATAAAATTATGGCAGATATAGGTATAGAAGCTGAAAAATTGGATTTAGCACGTGATCAAATGAAAGCAAAAACAGAAGAAACTATCTTTACAGAAGGATTGAAAGCTGTCGAAGAATCTGATAAACAAACTATTGAAGATATTCGACAAAATATGGAAACCTTGAGGGATGAACGTAAAATTCAAAGTGCAGAGCGTATAGCACGTATGAAGGAGAGAGGTAATGGAAGATCAGATAAAAATAATAAATAAAGCTATGCAATCCTTAGAAAAGACTGCAAGAAGCGAGATTAAAAAAGATGAAGATAAGTTGCTTGTCGCGAGTGCCTTGATGGCGGTGACAAGAAATTTATATGTCGAAGCAATTGGTGCTGATGATACAGCCCATGTGTTTGCAAGTGTTGCTGACAGTTTTTTCTTTACACAAGATATAATTGAGCAGTATAAACCAACAATACATTAGGAGGGAGACATGAATTTATTAAAAGATTTATGGGGACATCTAAAAGAATGGAATGAGTGGAAGATGAAGGACTGGATAAAGGCCGGCATTGTAGCAATTATTGTTCTTATTGTCCTTAAAACTGTAATAGTTCCAGGTGCATAATGTCACTTAGGGCTGATAGAATTAAAAGAGCGCGTAGACGTGTTGACGCACGTCGCGCTGCTTTAGGAAATTACGCTGATCGTCGTCGTGATGATATACGTGATCAAGCTAGAGCAACTTATGGTAGAAATTTAGGTAGAACAAAATTTGGTAAGACGGACACAGGTTCTAAACGTAGAGGTTTTTGGGGAGACCTAAAACAAATGGGTAGTGACTTAAGTAATATAGGCCCAATGAGAGATGCTAAGACAATGGTTAAAGATGTCATAGTAAATCCTGCCAAAGAAGGCATTGAACGTTTTATAGATTATTTTCCTGAAGGAAGCGAAAAATGGAAAATTCCTTCTTCATTAATGCTGTATGATGCAATAGCACAAGGACGAGAAGAAGATAAAGCGGTAAGAAGAGATGATAAAAAATTTACAATAGGAGGAGATCCATTAGCAATTGATCAAGGCACATCAGCCCATAAATTTTTATCAAACTTACCAGGAATGGATAAACGTGCTCTTAACCAAGCAATAAGAGATGATGATTTGCATTGGACTGATTTAAAAGATGCAAGCGGTGATAATTATGAAGCGAGCGCCGGTTATCTTGCACTTTTAAACGATCCATCAAGATTAAAAAAATACACACCAATTAAAGGTCTTAATTATTTACGTAGTATTACAGGAGACCCAAGTAATTTAGGGTGGGGAGCATTTGAACAAATGCGTGAAGGAGATTTTGAAGGATTGAATTTACCGGCAGGTGCTGAAGAAGGAGATTATAGTGGATTAACATCAACAGGAATTGCAAAAAAATTATTACCTTATTATCAAGCAGCAGCAGATGAAATGTATGGACAAGGATTTATTGGTGATACAGCAGCAACTAATTATGGCAGCCCACACATGGGCCCTACAGTAGCACCTGATTATGGTGATTTAAGATCTACATATACTGTTCCTGTAACAGATGAGGGAATGGAACAAATGGAATTAATAGAAAATTTAAGTCCTGCTGAATTGTATAAAATGAGAAGTCAAATGCAAGAGAGAGGTGGATTTACACAACCAAGTGCAGGAGCTATAGCTGAGTATGCAACTGATATTAATAATCTTACTCCTGGTGCAGCTATTCTAGGAATGCAAGGATTAGATCCTAGTATTATTAGTAATATGAATCTTTCTTATTTTCCTCCTGGTTTTGTAGAAGAAGATGAAGAAGAAGATTTTATTATGGGGTATGGTAGATAATGGACGCACGTGAACGATATATAAGTACTACAAAAGGTGGTTATTCAAAACCAGGAACTACAACAGGAACTACTACAAGCACAGGAGGCGGTACAAGCACAACATCAACTGATGAAAGTAAGGACAAGGTAAAACAAGATGCAAGATCGACATTTTTAGCAAATCAAGCAAAAGAAGCAGTAAATAAATACTATTCTGGTATTGCTAAGGCGATGCAAGGATCAGGACTTGAAGGTTGGACAGTTAAAGATTTAGATCGAAGGGGATCAGGTGTTCCAGGAGATAAAGGAGCATTACTATCTGATTTAGAAAAAATGAAG